TTTAAAGATATACAAATTCTAATCTATAAGGAAGACCAATCGGCACAATAAAATAGTCCGGGTTCCGTGTTCAAATCCCAATCAGGAGATCACAGTCGAACCCTCTCCAACAAGTAACGTTTCCCCTATTACAGGTACTCCGGCAAGCTGTCGAATTCTATGCGTGCGCAGCTCGTCATATTCGTCTGGAAATTCATCCAAACCTACTTGCTTCAGAGCGGCGTTGCACTTTTCGAGAAAACTACAATAAAATATCCTTCCATGCGCGGCACTTTCGTACAGCGCATTGCCGAATTGCTCCCTCAATTGCAAATCAGGGTCATCACAACTTCTAATCCAATTGGTGAGTTCATTGATCGTATCAGGGTCTATTGGATCCCAATTTAGATGCCTAAACTCCTCGTCTGGTCTCCAGCCTCTTTTCAGAAACCGGAAGTCCCTCACATCCTTTGTTTGCTGCTTTATTCCACTCTTATCGGCTGTTGTATAGTCGATGCCGAGAGTGGCAAAGTATTCAGAAATTCGGGATGGATTAAACCAATCGAGTATGTCAGGGCAAATAGCGAGAACATTATCATCACCATAATACCAATCCTTGACAAATTTGTCGTACGCTACTACGGGTAAATAGAGCGGAGCCTCAGTTTTCAGCGCTGCAAATGCAAGCCGGAGATACATTGCGTTAACAATCGTATTCAACACCACAGTTAGGCAATTCCCAGAGGGATTACCCTGCCACTTGCGGTGTAGACAATCCATCACAATTTGATATGTGTGGATAAAGTCACCGGCGAGCACAATTAGCGCCCTTTCCAGCTCTTCGCGATCAAATGTCAAATTTGTCCATTGTCCTGTATTCACATCTCGTCTCCAAAGAGTGAGATGATCCTGCCAACGAGCAATGATACGAAGGGTGTCCATTATCAGGTCCGGGTCAAGGGTTCCGTCAAACTTCCCAAAGTCACCGTCACATCCTTTGTTGGATACATTCAGCAATTCTCGCTGTAGTTTAGCCCACAGCGGTCCATGCGTATCAATCCCAACAGCAGAAAAGCCTTGCGCAACCGACTCATAAAACCTTGCGGTAAAATTCATTGTCAGTGCTCGGGCTACCACAGTAGCGTTGACTTGGGCCATCGTGAAAATTCGAGTATTTACGTCCTTAATTTTCTTAATAGGACGGCGCTCATCTTTGAGCTGATGTTCCCAGAGGAAGAATGGTCGTTCTCCTCTTTTGAGTGCCTGGAGATCGTCCCAGACTCTCAGATCAAGCTCCGGCTTCATTGACCACAATTTCTTGCAGTCAGGCCAACCAGGAACTGGTTCTTCGGGTCCATCTTCCCCTACTCTGTAGGTGAATCCAGCTTCCACAATCCTCTCGTCAAAGAGAAAAGCTTTACCTTCAACACCTGCGGGACGCTTCTTTTTCCATCGGAAGCCAGGGGACGAATCCATTTCTAGTCCGGCATACCCAGCCATGGGTAAGCCATTCACAACTTCCTCCATAGTGAGTTCGTGCACTTGGCACTTGCCCAACGCTTTGTGGAGACGGTATTCTACTAATTCCGTCACTATTCTGCGTGAGGAGCTGGGAAAAGGAACTGTTCTAGATTCGTACTTCTTGAGCGCATTACGGAACGGGGATGTCTTAGTCGGGTTTCGGGGGTCTTTCGGTGTAAGTATCGCGGGTTCTGTGACAGGAGGGGCTACCAAGCCATGCGTCTTTGCCTTTTCTATTTGCGTTCTTCCGGGAGCGAAAGAAGCATCTTTCGGGGCACAGGCGCCATACACTTCATATCCATATCCAACAATGCTATTAACATTGTCAGACACGCACATTGATTGCATCTCTAGCTCGGCACAAGTGGTATCTATATCCCAATCCAAGCTTTGCTCAATGTCTTCTTGTGTGAGAAGAGCAGCAAAAGCACCAGATTTCTGGGAGCTAAATCCAGCCATATGAATGCCAACGGCTTTTCGTTGTTGATTACCTTTGGCAAACCATATGGAACCACAAGTCCCAACGTCGGTACTGATGTCAGAAGTCCAACCTTCCAGGAAAATATCTTTCCTTTTCAGTTGTCCACTTGTTCTCACTGCATAAGGAGAACCATACCATTTTGTCTCTCTAATGGCGGAGATGGATCCATGAAATTCATGAATATATCCATCTGAGCCTCTCGAATAAATCAGTCCGTCGAAATGAACGAAATGAGCCAAGTCTTTGTTAGACACAAAGTATTTAGAGAAACGGGGCGCAGGGGGGAGGCGTGCTATATTCTTCCATATTGCTATATCAGAATCGCCAATCCTTACTACGTCACTTCGCTTGAAGCTAATGGTTATGGGAGTCACAAACGCGGATGGAATCAGGGTCACCAGATCATTGTCTTTTAGCGGATTGATCATATGAACATTAACGATTAAGTTGTGTCCATTTGTTGCTAGGGCGCAACACTCTCCTACTGATGTTCGAATTCGGTAGAGATGTCGCGCTATCACAGCTTTCTGATCAGCTAAATTCCTGTCGCCAGACTGAGTTTGGGGGAGAGTTCGGGTCGGGGCTTGTCGTGCATGCACTATGGTCTTGTGTTGGCGGCCAGTTCTTGGGTCACCAGACACTCCTCCTTCTTCTTCCAGAATAGGGAGGCCAGTTTCGGGGTCAGCATCTTTAACTTCATCAAAGACGCGGTCGAAGAGCTCCTCTTCAGTGATTCCTTGTTGCTTAGCTTTCAGCTCAACTTGTCTCATCAGGAAATCACCTCGGGTCATGAACTGAGTATTTCTAGTCCGTCCATCCTCAGTTTGAAGAGTCATTGCGTCAACTTCCGCTTCTACATCTTTCAATTGGAGAGGTTTAAAATCACTCCAACCCATACCACCTTTAGGGTTGTACAGGTAGATGTTGGCCCCACTAGGATGTTTCACATAACGCATACCGTGGGTGTTTCGTCGAATGGGAAGTCGGAAAAGCGGGTCAATTGATGTTTCAACGTAGCTGCGAGCCTGATCAAGATTGGCTGCGTACATACGTCCCACTTGTCGCGACAACACTCGGGCTTCCACTTGCTTACATATTTCGAGCACTTTCAATTTGTCGGATTGCTGTTTATTCTTCAGATGGTGTAAATATCCAATGAATCCTACAGCTCCGAGCAAAATGAGTTGTCCTTTAAGCTGGGTCACGTGAGGCTTAATAACCTCCCATATGGTATCGATGATCCCGCGCGTACTTTTCCAAGCTTTGCGGGCATGATTGGCGACATTCATCGAATCCAAGAACCGTTGTTTTGCGGTTTCCTTCAATTGCTTTGCTTTGTCGCGAGCGCAAATGAAGACGTGTCCAGCATGCGATGTCACTATCGCCAATGCGGTTTTCAGGATGATTTTAGCATCAACTCTCAACATTTTATAGTAGAGATCAGTTGCTTTTTCATCAAACCTGGCCATCACATCGACAGGTAGTCGGGCAGTTGCTCGGTTCTTCCACTCTTTCATGAGGTAGAAGACACTCTTATAGCGATTGAGAAAATTTCGCAGGGAAGAGGTGGAGACAGTCACTTGATTTTCATCTATGACCACTTCCAACTCTTCTTCCTCCTGCAATATCTCAGCCACTTCTATGTCGAGGTCAATAGTCTCTTGCGATGATGTTGACGCCCCTTCATTTACTTTAGGGGCTGGATCGCTTTGAACCACTGGTTCCTCAATTCCAAAGAGCGTCTTCACATATGCTTTCGTGGATTCAATCGTAGTTGCAAGTGTGGGTCGTTGTACTCGGGGAGGGGGAGTCCGTTCTAGGACTTCTTCGCGGTTAGCGTCAATGTTTTGTTGAAGCAAAATCTGTTGTTGATGATAATGCATCTGAAACTTCTCAGCTATGACTCGTTGTAAGTCCAGGAAGGTCATTCCTTCGCGAAGGCATCCATTCTCACGGGGGTTCATGAGACGAAAACGGAGGTGGTCGTAGTCGGGTAGTCGTTGGTGGTGTTCAAAGATTTTATCAGTGTCGGGGGCACCAAGCATTGTGAGATAGTCGGGTTGAAGAATTGCTTCTACAACGAGGTGTCGACGGCTATTCACAGCGTCAATGCTATGCACGTGAGGTCCACAATCAGGATATACAAAATTGGAGGTCATCACAAGAGCCCCGGCTTCAAAGGGTCGCCCCTTATCAGCCAGGTCAGCTTGTTTTGTTATGTACATCTGATTAGAACGTGCGTTGATAAATTCTTGATATCGGGTCTTTGCGACTTCGCCTTTCCACTGGCCAAAATCATCCCAATAGACAACGAATTGTCCATTGTAATTATCCCAATGATCGGATTCACCACGTGCGTAATGAGAGGTCGGGGTTTGGTCAGCTAGTCGAAGAATTTGGCTAATGACACTAGATGCTAGGAAAGATTTTCCAATCCGGGGTTCACCAGCTATCCAGATACACCAGGGGTCAATTCGCCACTGCGCCACTCGTTTGAAGATCTTAACGTGATTCGCCAATTCCTTTATGTTGTTATAATGGAGGTTGAAGGTGGATCGAAAAGAGGCAGGCCATTTTGCGTTGAGACATGTCTTTGCAAACACGTCGGCTTCGTCTCTTAGTCGGAGAATCTCTAGTCGGAGGGCGGGGTCTTGCTCGCATTCAAGTTTGGTGTCGGAGCTTGACAACTCCGAGACGCGCATTCCCCACTGGGAATACGCTCCCTTGATTTCTTCGAACTCGTCGTTTAGAGCCTGATCGTCCGTCATGTTGTGTCCAGCGAGATAGACAACAACCTGTTGCAAAATGGAGGTGGTGGATTCCAACAGTTGTGGGATGACGGAGAGGGATCGATTCACTTTGAATGAAAGGTCGGCAGAGTCAATGAATTTCTTTACAGTAAGATCGCCAGGTGCTTGATTGAGAATGATCTTGAATAGCACAGTTAATAAGCCTCCAGCAATTACCTTCATCAGAATATCCCCCGTACTTGATTGGAGTTCGGGGACTTCTTCTGAATCATTAGGGTTTTCACTGGTCTCATAGCGGAAATAAGTCGAGATTAGGCTCCACATGTTCTTAACTGCAGAGGCGATATACTTTTGCCAGTCTAGCCATCGGAGGACAGCCATTCCAACAAGAATACACCAAATCGGTTTGGGGAGGAGGGATTCAGTCATGTACAATATGCTACATTCACACAGAACTATAGCCATGTGCCCATATGCGCTCATCACTGAGCCAGCCATCTGGCTTTGCATTATGAGCCCTTCAGTCACGTTCTTACAGACAGAATCTCCAATCGTGTGGATGTGCTCTTTAACTACGTTCTTCAAGTCAACTGTACAGTCGGCTATCGTCGCAGGGATAGTTCGTAAACTATCAGTAATGTTAAAAAGAGCAGCATTGATG